TAAAAGTACCGGAAATGCCAAGAGGCATAGCGTCTGAAAAGCTACCTTGTCCAAAGGGATAAACAAGGAATACAGCGGATGCCGCTGCCACGGGTGCGGAGTATGCAACAAAGATCCAGGGCCTCATCCCAAGTCGGTATGAAAGTTCCCATTCTCGTCCCATGTAAGAGTAGATACCGATAAGGAAGTGAAAGACGACCAGTTGAAATGGTCCCCCGTTGTAGAGCCACTCGTCGAGTGAAGCTGCTTCCCAGATGGGATAGAAGTGGAGTCCGATAGCATTGCTAGACGGGACAACTGCTCCTGATATAATGTTATTTCCGTAAAGGAGCGATCCAGCAACTGGTTCACGAATGCCATCAATGTCTACAGGGGGTGCGCCAACGAAGGCAATAATAAAACAAGTAGTAGCTGCAAGCAGCGTAGGAATCATGAGGATTCCAAACCAACCGACATACAGACGGTTGTTAGTAGAGGTAACCCAGTTACAAAAGATTTCCCAGTTATTTAGTTTTTGTGGTCTTGAAAGTACAGCGATCATTTTAATTAATAGTTCATGGTTGGGTAAGTATAATTAAGTAAGACCAGTTTTAAGCCTTGGCTGGCTAGAGCTAGGGGAGGAATTGCACCTCCCTTATTCTATTTAGCTATTTTTTCTTAGCAGTTTTAGCTGAACGTTTGAAGTTAGCAGCAGTGGGAGCACCCTTACTACCAGCCTTCCTCATCTTCTCTCCACTACCAGCAGCGATACGCTTTTGCTTGGCATGGATATTTGCATATAGTCCAGGTTTAGCCATTTAACATTTCCATTTGCGTAGTGCCAACGCTTTACGAGTTGGCTTACCGTTAGGTTTTTTCATTGGTCCTTTAACACCACCCATCCTAGCACAGAAAGACTTCTTACGTTTTCCTCCACCAGGCTGTGGTGCCTTTAAATTTGAACCTGTAGCATCGTTGTACTTCTTACGACCAGCGGCTGTCAGTCCACCTGAACGGGACTTATGCTTGCCGATCTTTAGACTGACATTTGCCATTACTTCTTAGTTCCTTTCTTAGGTGGACGACCTTTTTGTGTACCGTATGTCCCTTTACCTTGGGGCATTATGCACTCCTTTTATTGTACTTACGTTGAGCAGCTCTTACTGATTTTTTAAAAGTTTTCCTTTGTTCTTTATTAGCAGCTTTCGCTGTGTTTTTAGAAGTCCTCTTTGCTGCTTTATTAGCAGTTCGAGCAGCCATCGCTGCTTTCATACCACCAATCAATGTACCACCACCACGAATCGCGGTCTTGTTAGTCTTGTTCGTAGCTTTTGCTGCTTTTTTAGCAGTTTTCCTTCTTTGTTTCTCAGCTAGTTGTTTTTTTTGTACCTTTTTAGCTGATGAGATTGCTGAAATTACGCCTAACATTAAAAAATACCTGGAATAAGTTGACCTGTTGTTGCGTATGCGCCGATGGCTGCAATGACACCTAGCATTGCCAGGCGACCATTCAGCTTCTCAGCATTTTCGTTATGAAACACGGCGTTCTCTTTGATGTACATTTTGGGTTCAGTGGGCCAGATTTGAGTATCGTTCATCAGAAGTTGTACTTCAAACCTGCTTTAGTTCCATAGTTATTAGTATCACCAGTCAGGAAAGACAGCTCTCCGTAGACGGATAGAGCATCATTGATTCCATAAGAACCTCCTGCTTTACCAGACAGTTCAATGTCTCCATCAACATTATCTGGTGCCAGTAGTGCAGGACCACCTTGAACGTACCAGTTAGAGCCTTCGTAGCCTACGTGTACATCTGTCACAGAACCTGTGTAATCAGATCCTGCATATCCTGAATTGACTTCTACGTTAGCGTAGGGTCCAGCAAGTACAGGGGCAGCAGCAAACAGTGCTGCAGGGAGGAGAGCAAGAATTTTCATTGTAATTTATTTAAAAAAGAATAAGTATGTTTTGTTCGATTACCATGAACACCCCACCCTAACCAGTAGTAAGCAGCATTCATATAGTAAGGGATTGTCTGATGGTTAGTCAGAAATGAGTTAAGGTCATCCCTAAATCTCAACTCATGTATCATGTAAGCTGTTTGACATTTTAAAGAACTAGGATTATCATTCCGTTTAGAACAGAATGTACCTAGTCCATCATAACGATGCTTAGATGTCCATTGAATTAAACCATAACCACCATTAAGACACCTGTCATATGGAATGATGGTACCGCCTTCACAGACGTTAGGTTTAAAGGTTGACTCCTGATAGATGTTACCCATGATAACAGCAAGTGCAGTTCGATCTGTTACACCCGCAGAAGTCTGTAGTTGTTCTAGAACGTACTGCTCTTGTACAGTACATTGTGGGCAGTCAATCATTAGAAACCAAGATCAGAGTTTTCAAGTTTAGCCATAACGTCAGAACGATATGCAGGATCGTTATCGTAGCGTGGATCATTCATTGCTTGTATAAGTTCTGATTGACTACGGAAGATAGCATTAGATTCTGCTGCTCCACGACCTGTTAGAAGCTCACCTTCTTCACCAACACTATCAAAGTATGTGTTAGCTAACGCTTGAACAGCAAAGTAGATAGAGTTAGCATTACCAGCACCCATAACAGAATCATACATTTCAATCTCTTCTTTTGAAAGAGTTTGACTTGCCCATTCTAACATAGATTGGTAAGCTTTTTCACCACCAACCATTTCATATAGCTGTTCTGCTTGGTCTTCAGTCAGTTGGTTTTCAGATTCATCATCATCATCATCTTCAGATTCATCATCATTATCTTCATATTCTTCTGGCTCATCATCATCTTCAGGTTCTTCCTCGCGTGACTCGCCAAGTTTCTTTTGTAATTCTAGGTAAGCTTGTTCAAGAGATTGTGCATTATCAAACTTACCTGCTAGCAACTGCTGTTGTTCCCCTTCATTAGCCTCAGCAATAGCTAGAGACTCTTGCTCATCAGCATTTAGTTCTGGTTGATCAGCTGGTGCATCAGTTGAAGTTAGTGTTTCACTCATTAAATTTGTGGTGGTTGTTGTTCTTGTTGTTGCATGGCTTGCATTTCAGCTTGCTCACGCTTTTGTTCAACAGCTGCCATCTGTGGTGCTTGTTGTTGAGCAGCCATTGCTTGTTGCTGTTGCATTGCTTGTTGTTCTTCAGCTTGTAATTCATCCATACTCTTCACTAAGTTGAGTACGTCGATACCAGATGCAGCAGCCAAACGTTTGACAACTTCTTCTGGATTAATAAACTGTTGAATAGCTTCTGGACCCATTGTCTGAGCAATAACTTGTAGGAATTGACCAAGACTTTCACGATCCTGACCACGACCAAGTGCATTGATACCAGCAACAATAGTTGGTTTAACAATACCACCTTTAGGTAAACGTGGGATCTCTCCAGTTTTTTGTGCAACGCTTAGTTTACGATTTAGATATGGTACTAAGAACTCAACAGTAAGTAGACTAAATAATCCACCAAGTTGTTGTTCTAGTTCCATCTGTGTCATCCTTACTTCTTCTGCTGTAGTCCTTTCAGACTGACGAACATTAAGAATAAGAAATGCTTCACTAAGACGTTGTGATAATGTACCTACCATTTGATAGGCAGTTTGAAAATCAGCTGTCTTTCCAACCTGTACTACACCAATGTCATCAGGTCTTCCCTGGATGATAGCACCGTTACCTGCCTTAGCAAGCGTCGATGGTTTGGTGGAGGAGCTTGGACTGACAGTGAATACTATCTTAGCAGCTGCTGCGCTGCCTTCAACCAGTGCTTGTGACAGAGCTTCAAGTGACTTTAGATCACCCATAAACTCTTCTACCCTACCACGTCCATAGACTTCGCCATCTACGTGGTTGAAGCGTAGCACTAGCCAGGGGTTAGAGTCAAGAGGAGATTTACTCATTGACTTAGGAAGGATCTGATCGTCTACTTCCTGATGCCACATCCAACGATTGTTATCTAAAACAACGTGTGTATAGATGTCACATTCATCATCGTGACGTGTTGTATTGTCAGATGAATCATTGGGTTGCGGTGGTGTGTAATCTGGATTAAATTTTTTTAGTAATTTTTTCGAGATTGTTTCTTTTGTTACAATTTCAATAACATTACCGTTACCATCTCTGTCTACTACATATCGGTTTAAGGGATAGAGCTTAAGTCCATCCTTACTCATAAAGACAAGAGCATT